CAAGCATACGAGGTCAGAGGATACATGGATGCCAATGGCAACTACGTTGAATCATCCTTTGTCAAATGCTTTCGTGATGGTGGACTGTTCCTGTTCGATGAAATCGATGGATCAAATCCACAAGCATTGGTTGCACTCAACGCTTCTCTTGAGAATGAATTTTCTGACTTCCCATGCGGTGTCATCAAGCGTCATCCGAACTTCCGTATGATTGCTTGTGCCAACACTTATGGACGAGGTGCTGACCGAGAGTACGTAGGAAGGAATCAACTGGATGGTGCAACGCTAGATAGATTCAAGCCAATCGTAGATTTTGACTACGACATGTCGCTAGAACTAGCGGTGACACCTAATCCAAACTTCACGAAGGTCGTACAGACACTACGTAAAGCGAAGGATGACATGCGAATCAGACACATCATATCCATGAGAGCATCAACGTCCGGTGGTAGAGCCATCAACGATGGTGTCAAATTCAAGGATGTCATTGAGAACTACGTTCTTAGTGGACTGGATGATGACACAAAGAAACGCATCATAAGCGAAGCCGGTGGTTTAAACACTTTAAGACGATTAAACAAAACCGGTACAACTAAAACTGAAACTGCTTCTGATGCAGTCAAACAGGAGAGCGCATAATGCCTAGACGTAAAACACATAAAGCATCATACACCTATGAAAGCTTTGACGAAATGTTGGATGTCGCTTCCGATAAAAGCCTACCGGATTGGAAATCAGTACATGGTGGTCATTGCGAAAGCGTAAGAAACAAAAAGCGTATGGACTGGTGTAGAAACACCACGCTAGATGAAGCCATAAACCTTGCAAGATTTGGTTGGAAGGAAGGTGCAGACATGATGAGCAGAGAATTGGAATTGGCACGTAAGTCAACGCAGTTTGAACGCTTACCGGACTATGAGTATGACGTAGCCGGATATATACCTAACGTTCCATTGTATGTATCCGGATCACCTACACATATGATGTCACCGATTGGCAGTCAAACGTCATCTAAGCCAACCATAGAAATAATGGTTAATTTTTCGGCATCATGTGGAATCAATGCAAAAAGAATGGTTTACAAAGGTGCCGGAATCTTATCTCTTGTAGATAAGCTAGAAGATAGCGGATTGTCTTGCCATGTCACCTGTACAGAGTATGTGAAAAAAGGCGCATCGTTCATGTATTGGGAATTCCCAATCAAGAAAGCCGGTATCCCTATGGATATTGACAGATGTGCTTTCGCTCTAATTCATCCGGCTCTACTACGTAGGATCATGTTTAGGATGATGGAACTGGATAACGATGCATACGATATGTTTCATATCGGATATGGCAGACCGGCAGATGTTCCACATCACATGCGAACCGGAAAGATTTACTTTCCTATGACAAATAACTTCAATCCATACTCGGTTGAGGAAGCTGTGAATACAGCAGTAGAAATGTATGAACATCAAACCAACGGAAAAGATTGGGATGGATGGAGTGTTTAAACAACTTATTAACAACAAATGCACAAAGTGCAAGGAGTGAAAATGAAAACAATTAAATCAAAACGATTTGGTCATTGGGAATTACGTGAGGATGGATTATCCCAACACAATGCAACATCCAAGCAGATGCGTAGGTTTCTCATGGACAGGGGCATGACCAAGAAACAAGCGATTAGTGAGACACGTGAAATGAAAAACAACGAGTGTTGGTATGATGCAACAGGCAAATACAAGGTCGTTTTACACGAACTAATCAAGGGTACATCAAGGCATGAGCAACTGGTGCATGATGAAGATGCAGAGGGTGTGACGTGGTTAAGCATACGTAGGATTGATGATCCATCAATATACCTATGCGATTGGAGAGACATGCAGACGATTAAGAATGACCTGTGTTCACCAACAAGAGAAGCTATCGAAATATATCCTAGCGAGGAACGAGTGCATGATACGAGTAATGTGTTTCATTTGTGGGTGTTGCCGGAAGGTGCGTTTGTTCCGGTGGGATATATGCATGGTGTCGATGTGAATGACACCGAAGATAAGACACAACGAAAACTTGAAACTTAATATTTTTTACTACTGAACTTTAGTGAAGTAGTTAAAAAATAATAAATAAGGAAAGATTATGGAATCAGAAAATGAAACAAAAACCTTTAGATGTATAGTACATGTCACAAAGCAATACGAGGTGTTCGTAGAAGCCGAAGATGATAATGATGCTACATGCAAAGCGGAAGATATGAGTGTGCATGAAATGGATGAACTCATGGAAGAACGTTTTGTAAACAAATGCGTAGAAGCTTAAACAGTTAATGCACCAAAGGTGCAAGGAGTAAAACATGGCTAGATATGGCGATAGATATTGCAACGATGGTTTTGCAGTTATGAAGTGGTATCAAGAAATTGATGGCATGGAAGCATGTTCACATTTTGATATATGTGACAAGTGTATCGGAGATCGTGGAAATGAATTGCTTACGAAAAGCATCCGCAACGTCATCCCTTACGGAGAAAACGAGCCTGTTGGCGAAATGCTTGTAGGTATTGAACGTCCGCCATACACAGAAATGGGTGATTGTGGGAATGTTTTTCCGGCTATGAGCGAATGGTATAGGTGTGCATCTTGTGATGTGATATTGGTTGACGAGGAAGATGCGATAGAGGATGGCTTTTATGATACATGGGCGACAAGAAATGATGGATCGACTTATGTGAAAAAGGTAGCAATCAAACTAAAAAAAGGGGGGTGGTCGTGAAAAGAATAAGAATTGATTTTGATATGACCAAAGGTTTTGACACACATGTTGACGTGAGAATGGTGGAAGATGCGTTGCGTGTCGTGATGAATCAAGATGCACATGACCAATTCACGTTGGATCAAGCGTTGGAAATCATAGCTGTAAGGGTTGATGATGATGGGGTTTGTGTTTACGAAACAGATATAAATAGTGGGGCAAGAAAATGAGTGAAATTATTGGAATATGCGAATCATGCGAAGAATCAATGGATGAATGGTGGAATCCACAAACTTATGAAGAACACAAACTTTCATATCAAGGAAAAAAATATGGTTTGCTTTGCGAAAATTGTGTGACTGAAATTAGTGATTATTTATCACCGGATATATACGAAACAGATACGAAAGCAGAGCATGAGTATGTACCTACTACGAGTGATATTGCCGGATACGATGAACACATGGCAGAAATGAAAGGTGAAATGTATCGTCCATAATTTAAATTAATGCACCAAAGGTGCAAGGGGTAAGAAATGACAAACAAAGATAAAACGTTTAAACAATGTAGCAGTTGCGAATTATCCACAGCAGATGATGAGTATTTAGAATTGCAAACATACGAACAGCATACGCTTAAAAATTCTAATGGCGAAAAACTTGGGTTGTTATGTGAAGAATGTATGTACATATATGACAGACGTGAAGATTACAGGGATGAAACACCGGAACACGAATACACGAAAGACGTAGGTGACATTGCCGGACATGATGAACACATGTCAGAAGCGTTAGTAGAGGCAGATAGGCAAATGCTTATTGATGATGTCATGGTCGTTATAAATGCACACAAAGACAATGTGTATTGCACTAGGGAAGAACTCGCTAGAAAGATCATGGCGATATGTCAATTTCATGGGAACTTTGATGGGGTACAGATTGCTCATCGTATGTTTCATACAGATTAGTCAACGTATGTTTTAATAACGTGTTGACACAAACCAGTATCATCTATAAGATGGTATTATTAAACCAACAAAACAATATAGGAAAATAACTATGGCTAAGAAAGCTAAAAAAGATAAAAGCCCTTTGAGTGAAAGGGAATTCTCAAGAGACATCCAAAAAGTTGTAAAAGACTTAGCGGATCACCTAAACGTAAACGCACAAGAAGCGGAAGAAAAAATATTAGATGCCTTTGATAATGATGAGGAATTTGATCTGTCTGTTGCTATGGCTAAAATTCATTCTGAATTAGATTACGTTATGTGTAATGTCATCAACGAAGCAATACACAGATATGCAGATGAGGAAAATGAGGACAGGAAAGAAACGTTTAAACAGATTAACTCCGGTCATGTTCTACATTCATTCCTTACTTCTTTGTATGTACAGATATTCTTGAGGGCAACGGACAAGCAAATGGGTGTTGAACTTATTGAGCATAGCATCACAGAAGATTCTTTAGATGAAGCTTATAAAATAGCTAAAGCATTAGAAGAAAACATGATTGTCGAAAAAGATAACTCACATGAAGAATTGAAAAATATTCAAGATCAAGATCAGAGAAATCTTGCAGATGAAATCAATCGTGCCTTTGGTGATGCTGAGCCAACGATTCACTAAACCAACCAAACATATTATTTTTTACTACCTAAACGTAAGTGAAGGTAGTAAAAATAATAAACAACAAAATTGAGGAACTACATATGCTAAACGTGAACGAAATGATACAGGTATGCCATGTATTTGAATCCAAATACAACAGGCGAGGACAAAAAAATTGGTGCTTGACCAACCTTGAGACTGAGGACGAAGTGCAATTTACTAAATTGGTTAGACGTAATTTGAAAGGCTATAAGCACACTTTATACGCTACGGATGAAACAATCGCTAAAGTGCATGATTACTTTGGTATTGACGATGATATGGTTGATGAAATAATTGGATCAACATTCTAGGGGGGTATGTGATGGATGAACAAAAGTGTGTATGTGGCGATGTAATAAGCGAGGATGTTCTGAAAGAATTTTCCTCTGAGGAATTACAAGCCTTGAATGACTTGCTTGATGGTGTGATTACAGCAGATGGCATACAAGTTTTAGAAAACTTTATTGAACAGAGGGCGCAATCGTGAAGAAAAAGAATATAGTCAAAATCTACAAAGTAGAACACCTAACCAATGGTGATAATCCAATGCCTTACGCTACGAACAACAGCGTAGAAATCGTTGAGTATGACGAGGGTGAACAACCATCACTTGCAGACATGAAATCATGGGTACGTAGTGGCAACAATTCGATGATTGAACTCATCAAAGTTATACATGAGGGCAAGACATGTCATGCAGTCATAAACGAGGAAGGCAAGTTAATTGACTTGCCATTTAATTTAAACGCTACGATTGAATACCAAGCATGGCTACGTGAGAACGACTTGCTTGTGAATGATGTGATCGTGGGTAATTGTGCAGTAATAACTAATTTTGAACTGGAGTGAGTGATGAGTAATAAACAATGGTACATAGATAAAAAGTCAGAGAATGGTTGGTCAATGTCAAATCTTGAATGTGATAACTGTGGAAGTTTAAACATTGATTTTGATATAGCAAAGAAAACAAACTGTGATGGCTCTGAGGAATTACGTTTTGTTAAACGTGAAGTATTGGAATGGTCAGATGAAGAAATAGAACTCTTTATCAAGAGTGAAAAGTTTAATGCACAAGCAGTTAATCCTTGGAATCAAATTAAATTGGGTGTCTGTTGTGCAGACAAGCCAATAAATGAATTGGATCAAGAAAGATTAAACAAAATCAAAAAAGACAAAATAAAATACGCAACAGCATACTCTTTATTGAGGGTTGAAGATTGTCATTTAAGCTTTGAAGAAAGAGAATTTTTAAATAGTCATTTTGAAAGGATGGTGAGTGATGAGTAAATGTACAAAACATTGGGAAGAATTAATAAGACTAAACCCACAAAATAAAGAAAAATCTGCAAAGAAGAATATAGCAAGGTTAATAGAAAAAGGACTAAGCGACAAAGAGATATTCGAGCAAATGTGTTCTTTTATATCTGGAGAAATGACAGGCTCTGACGAGCGAACTCTTACAAGGAATGACAAACAGTATTATGCAGATTTGATTGCCAAAACAAGAAACAAGAATGTTTTTGCTGTAGGTGTGATACCTGATTAAGTGCTAAATAATTACTTATTAGCGATAGTGAAATAAGTAATTAATTACAAGGAAAAATATATGTATGAACTGAGCGAAAAAGACACAGCCAACATGACCTTAGATGTAAGGTTTGAGGAAGATGGCACGATAAATATTCGTGCTATGGATAGAGACACAGGTGGCGACAACGTTGTATCGTTTGTCGAATTGCCTAATGCATTTGCACACAATGCAGTTATGCAGATGCTGACCAGTTTTGCTAAGCGATTAGCAAATAAAGAGGGGATTCCGGTAAGGTTTGAAGATGTTTAAACGCTTCACGAATCCCCAAAACTATAACAACAAAACAAAAGGAGTACATTATGGGTGCTGACCTATACATAACAAACGAAATACAACCGCTACACGATAAGCTTAAACCTTTGTTTGAAGATGCGATTGATAAGCGTGATGCAATAGAGGATAAAGACTCTAGGGAATACGAACTTGCAACTGAGAAAGTTAATGGTTTATACAATGAATTGTATCCGGAGTCATGCTACTTTCGTGATTCATATAATCCGTACAGCGTTCTGTGGGCATTAGACTTGTCTTGGTGGACTGATGTGATTCCCATGTTGGATGATGGCAATCTTTCGCCTAAGAAAGCACAGGAATTAATCGACATCGTTAAAGAAAGAGAGGTTGATCTAAGATCAGATCAAAAAGAAATAGGTGTTGAGTATTTTGAAGATCGCAAACAATCTTTGATTAAATTCTTGCAACGCTCTGTAGATAGCGGAGAACCAATAGAGTGTTCTCTGTGATCCCCCCGATGCCCGTAGGTGTTTAAACGCTTACGGGCATTATCTTATGTCAACCATTGATTAACATGACAACTTCATGTTAATATTCAGTTTCAACAAAATAAAACGAGGACAATATGGACTATATAGAATTTGAAAAAAGATACATGGAATTTACAAACGGAGAACACGTTGTATGGGATAAGCGTGAAAGTCTTGGCTTATTCCTTAACAAAGTTTTTGTAATAGATGATGGTGAAGCCAAACCGAACAAAAAAGAAGATTGGGATTTGGCTTGGTCTTTGTTCATTGATGTGTATCAACATGCATTGAATATAAGCGACTACAAACAATACCTAGAATATTTTATGTATGAGCATTGGGATATGTGGTCAATGCTTAACGCTGTTAAGTACCACGATGTTAAAGATGCAGAAAAGCTGAAGAAACTTTGGGCTGAAGATGAAGTGACTGTTTATCGTGGCGGACATGATAAAGATGGTTTAAACATTTCATGGACGCTTAACAAAGATTTAGCAAAATGGTTTGCCACTAGGTTTTGGTTTCCGGAACACATGAGAGGCGAGGATTACAGGGGTTTGCCTGTAATACACACAGGGAAAATACGTGGCAGAGACATTGCCTTGTATCTAAATACAAGAGAAGAAGAAGAATGTATTATTCCTATGCCGGATGACTTTGTTGATGATTTAGAAACACAAGTGTTGACAGAGCATGTAGAGGAAAAAACAGAACATTTTAAAGATAAGAAATGGTACACAGATGCCTAGACGTAATCAAAAGCCATACTGGTTGGATACTGCCCTTTCATTAAGAAAGGGTGGTGCAACCCTTAAACAGATTTCAAACAAAATTGATATACCCATATCAACAGTACGTTATCAACTGTATAACAGTCTCAATCCGGAACAATACGATAAGTATTGCAAAGAACCTAACAGCCACGAATCAAAAAGCAGAACAATAAAAATTTTAGCCCTAAATGAAGAAGGGCTAAATGGTAATCAGATTGCACAACTTGTTGGCGTATCACGCCAATACGTGTATAAACTTCTTCGCTTGAAAATAGAGCAAGAAGAAAAACGCTTGGATTATTTAGTAAATAAAACTTTACTGGAGAAACAAGGAATCAAACCCAAATAAATAGAGGCATAACAATGTTTAAACAATTCAAAAATATGAAGTTCAAACCACTAACTACTTTCTATAACTGGCTGTTTGTTTTGGATGAAACAAAATCGAGCGCAGTAGAAGAAGAACCAAAGCCAAAGCATGATAGTAGTCCGGTCAAAAAAGAAGTAAGACTGAAACCAAAAGCAAAACCTGTAGAACCTAAACGTGCTAGAACAAAAACAGGTAGGTACAAAGCTGATGATAAATCTACTCCTAACATCAATGAAGCATGGGTTGGTGGCAAGAAGCCAACCAAAAAATCTAAGAAACGATGATCTAATCCGGTAGCCATCCATCCGCATCATCTGCGGATGGATATCCCCATGACTTGTTGTATCTACCACTAATGTAATCGTACTCAAGTTCAACCGATCCAATCTGTCCGGACTGTTTAAACCGCATCTTCTTCGTGTGTATGCGCACTTCCTTGCTTCCTTTCGTGAAGTCTCTTTCAACAATCAATATCACATCTGCCTTGTTTGCAAAGTTTGCACTACCGGCAATGTCATAAGGCTCAACCATTGGGAATGTTCCATCATGCGATCTTCTCATCTTAGCCGGATGTGCGACAAAGAAAATATGTACGGAGTAAGTTTGTGCGAAGCGTTTTAGTTTGCTCATCATCTGTGAGACATATTCGGTCTCAGTCATTCCACTAGGTCTTTGATGATCAAATTCATTATACGGATCAAGTATGACCGCATTGACTCCATAACGTAGTACGCTTGAGATCAATGCCTGTATGCACCAGTCAATCGTAGGCGACTCATCTTCTGCTCTTACAAAGAAAAAGTGTTGAGCAATCCAATCATAAGCATCAAGCAATTCTTCTTCTTCCATCTGTTTAACCCAAGTGTCCTTCCTTGCCGGTTTCCCAACGTATTTCTCTGACAGCTTGTTTAAATGGTCTGAAACAGGATTCTCAAAGCTACACATGGCAAACTTGTAATCGTGTTCTTTCGCCATATTGACTGCTATAGCATCAATGAATTCTGACTTTCCGCAATTCGGCACACCTGATACGATTGTCACCTCACTAGGGCGCACTTTAAATATCTCATCCATGCCTTCAATTCCTGTGGTAAGACCTGTCCTCAAACCACCTCTGAACAACTGCAATCCTTCTTCCATAAAAGCATTCGCTGTGTATAAGGATTTAATTGGATATGGCTCTGCGCTTTCATAACATTGTTTCAATGCATCTTTAGAATGCATCCAAACTTCGTTTGCATCCTTGAACTCGTCCGGATAAACAATAATAAAACATCTTTCTCTGCCAACCCTACGTGCAATTTCTTCTCTGCATTGTATTCCGGCTTCATCGGAATCTAAGGCAAGATATATCTTCTTGTATTTTTCTATATCAAATGTGGAAAGCCACTCCATCTTCCTATCACTTGCGCCATCAGGAACTGAAATAACATTCTCCGTGATCCCATCGCAAATCTTCCAAGTCAACGCATCC